AACTTGCTGGTTCAATCACTAATGCAAAACTGTCAAACTCATCTATTACCTTTGCAGGTGATTCTGGTTCTGATAGTGCTGCTCTTGGTGAAACATTAACCATTGCAGGTGGTACTGGATTAAGTTCAGTTGGAACTTCAAATACAGTTACACTAAACATTGCAAACGGTGGTGTAGATACTACACAACTTGCTGCTGATGCTGTTGATGGAACAAAGATTGCAGATGATTCGATTGATTCAGAACACATCGTTGACGGATCAGTTGACAATGTGCATCTTGCAGGTTCTATTGCAAACAGTAAACTTTCAAATTCAAGTATTACCTTTGCAGGTGGTTCTGGTTCTGATGCCGTATCACTTGGTGGTACTTTAACAATCGCAGGTACTTCAAATGAGATTGAAACAGTTGCAACAACTGACACAGTCACAATTGGATTACCAAGTGATGTTACTGTATCAAATGACTTAACAGTTTCTAACGACTTAACAGTTACAGGAAACTTAACAGTTAATGGTACTACAACAACTGTAGCATCAACAAATACAACAATTTCAGATAACTTACTTGAATTAAACTCAGGTGCGGCTTCTAACGCTAACGATACAGGTATTATTATCGAAAGAGGTTCAACTGGTGATAATGCAATTATTATGTGGGATGAATCTGCTGACAAATTCACAGTAGGTACAACCACTGCGACTGCGGCTTCAACTGGTGATATTTCACTTACAGTTGCTGAACTTGTTGCAAATATTGATGGTTCAAATTCAACAATCACAAATATTGGAAACTCATCATTAACAAATAGTACAATTACATTTGCTGGTGATTCTGGTTCTGATAGTGCTGCTCTTGGTGAAACACTAAACGTTGTATCTGGTGAAGGTATCGATACAGTAGTTACATCAAACACAATTACCATATCAGGTGAAGATGCAACAACATCAAATAAAGGTATTGCATCATTCAGTTCTGATAACTTTGCTGTAACAAGTGGCGCAGTGACAGTAACAACTATTGATGGCGGCACATTCTAAATAGTCGCTAGGAGATTTATAGTATGGCGACAGTCATTAAGTTAAAAAGAGGAACAACAACACCCACTACAAGTGATATCACAAGTGGTGAAGTTGCAATCGACACCTCTGCTCAAAAATTTTACATTAACGATTCTGGTACTGTAAAAGAAATAGGCGGAGGAACTTCTTCTAACTCATTTACAACTATTGCCGTATCTGGTCAAAGTAATGTTGTTGCCGATTCTTCAACAGACACTTTAACAATCGCTGAATCTGGTCTTGTTGCTGTTACAACAAATGCAGGAACAGACACAGTGACAATTGGAACTCCTAGTACAGCAGCTATTCCATTTTTAAAATCAGATGGTTCAAGTTCTAATATAGAATTACAAACATCAGGAACAATTGGAGAGATTTTGACGAACTTATATATACCTTTTACAACAAGTAATGGAACAGCAGTTGAAACACTCGTGGTAGGTACAGCATAATGGCAAATGTAATTCCAGTCAAAGCAACGTTTACCTCAAGTACAGTAACGGGTCTTGCCGAATTTCAGTCTGGTGATACAATTGATATCTCAACATATCTTTCAGCAAGTTCAATTACTTTTGCAGGAGATTCAGGAAGTGATTCAGCATCATTAGGTGAAACATTAACTATTGCAGGTGGTACTAATATTACCACAGCTGCTACTTCCAACACAATCACAATTAATTTAGATTCAAATGTTGTTACTGAAACATCAACTGATACCTTAACAAACAAATCTATCGACCTTGCAAACAACACTATAACAGGTACTACTGCTGAATTTAATACTGCATTATCAGACGGTTCATTTGCTACATTGGCAGGATCAGAAACACTTACCAATAAAACAATTAGTGGTTCCTCTAACACGTTATCCAATATTGCAAATAGTTCATTAACAAATTCATCTATTACATTTGCTGGTGATTCCGGAAGTGATGGTGCTTCTCTTGGTGAAACATTAACTGTTGCTGGCGGTACAAGTATTTCAACTGCCGTTACATCAAATACAGTTACGATTAATCTAGGAACAATTGATGCCAGTTCAACAACGATTTCCAATATACCAAATTCAAGTTTATCAAATTCATCAATTACTTTCGCAGGTGATTCAGGAAGTGATAGTGCATCACTCGGTGAAACACTTACTATTTCAGGAACATCCAACGAAATAGAAACAGCAGTTACTTCAAATACAGTCACTATTGGATTACCAGATAGTGTTTCAATAACAAGTAATTTAACAGTAGGTGGAAATCTTACAGTCAATGGAACTACTACAACAATTAATTCAACAACCGTTGATGTTGTTAATTCATTTAGATTTGAAGGTTCAACTTCTGATGACTATGAAACAAATTTAACAGTTGTTGATCCAACAGCAGATAGAACAATTACTTTACCTAATGCAACTGGTACTGTTTCTCTTTTAGATAATACAGAAACACTATCAAATAAAACCATTTCAACTTTAACAGTTACAGGTCAAGCACACACAATTACAGATACTACTTCTGGTTCTTCCGCAGGTCCTGAATTAAGATTAGTTAGAGATATTACTGGTGCTGATGCAAACTATATTGGACAATTATTATTTGTAGGTGATAGTGATACAGGTGTTTCCAGAAACTATGCTAAAATAACAGGTAAAATTGGTGACGCTTCAAACGGGACTGAAGACGGTATTATTGAAATTGCACATATAAAAGGTGGTAGTCAAAATATTAATGTTCGTATGACAAGTACAGAATTTAAAATTATGAATGGTACGGACTTTGACGTAGAAACACATGACGGTTCATCAAACGGTTTAAGATTAGGTAATACACTTGTTACTGCTACCGCAGCGGAACTAAATCATTCAGATGGTGTTACAAGTAATATACAAACACAATTAGACGCCAAAGCAACCAATGCCTTTGCAATCGCACAAGCCGTTGCTTTAGGATAAGGATAAATAGAAGTATGGCAAACCCGAATACTAGAGAAACATTAAAACAATATGCTTTACGAGCACTCGGAAAACCAGTCATTGAAATTAATGTAGAAGATGACCAGTTAGAAGATAGACTTGATGAAGGATTGCAGTTTTTTGCTCAGTATCATTATGATGGTATTGAAAAGATGTATCTCAAGTATCAAATTACAGCAGCAGATATAACACGAGCAAGAGCAAACACATCAACAGTCGTAACAGACACAGCAGACAGTACAGTTTCAGCAACTTGGAAAGAAGGTACAAATTATATTCCTGTACCCGATAGTGTTGTTTCTATTTTAGAAGTTTTTCCATTTACTGACAAATCAAATCTTAATATGTTTGATGTAAGATATCAATTGCGATTGAATGATCTTTATGATTTCTCATCAACAAGTATTATTCATTATCAGATGACAAGAACACATTTAGATTTTTTAGATCATGTATTAGTTGGTGAAAAACCAATTCGTTTTAATCAACATCAAAATCGTTTGTATATTGATATGGATTGGGAAAATGATGTTAGTGCCGGTGAATATGTTTTAATTAAATGTTATCGCAAATTAGACCCAACTGTTTATACAGATATCTATAACGATATTCTTTTAAAAAAATATGTTACACAATTGTTTAAAAGACAATGGGGTGCTAACTTAATTAAATTTAATCAAGTGCAAATGTTAGGTGGTACAACACTTAATGGTGAAGTTATCTATCAACAAGCAAATGAAGAAATAATTAAAATAGAAGAACAGATTCAATTACAATACGAAACACCTGTCAACTATATGATAGGATAAATTATGCCTACAAGAAATTTATATTTCAGTCACGGCACCAGATCAGAGAGATTTCTATACGAAGATTTAATGATCGAGCAACTTCGTGTGTTCGGTCAAGAGGTTACTTATCTTCCAAGAACAATTGTTGCTAGAGATACGATTTTAGGTGAAGATGCTTTATCTAAATTTGAAGAAGCATATTCAATTGAAATGTATGTAGAAAACGTTTCTGGTTTCGAAGGTGATGGTGATATCATTGGTAAGTTTGGATTAGAAGTAAGAGATGATATTACTCTTGTTGTTTCTAAAAGAAGATTTGATTTATTAGTTGATCAGAAATCAAACACACTGGCACAAGATCGACCAAAAGAAGGTGATGTTATCTATATGCCTGT